CCTGTTTTAAACATCTGTTGTTAGATTTAAAATCTAGGATCATCCGGATTTAATAGATGACTAATATTTTTGTTCCACCACTCTACAAACCTTTTATTTTTTATTTTTTCAATATAATTTGAAATAACAAATATTGAAATAACACCAATCAATGATGCAATCCAAATACCTAGCAATATTAATAAATATGTATTCATGATTATTTTTGTTTAGATTTTTCTTTTTTTCTTAATTCATCCCAAGTATTAACTAACTCATTAACAAGTTCCTTATCTCCTGGACAATAAGAAACAAAAGTCTTTTTCACACAAGCTTCTACTTTCATTAATTTTTCGAAGTCATTATCACACAAATCAAATAATAGTTTAGTTTGATTCAAACTTCTATTACTAACACAGCTTAACATTACTAATAATTCATCGTTATTCATATTATTTCTTATTTATGGTTTCTAATTTTTTCTTTCTAACATATGATTCAATTACTCTAATATCAATATTATCAAGTTTTTCTTCATCAGTTTCTTCAATATCTCTGATATTTACGTAATCATAAGGATTTCTTTTATTTTTATATTCATTAATTAAAGCATCAAAATTCAAATTCAAGTCATCTTCTAAATTATACATATTATTTCTTATTTATGTTTTTTAATTTTTTATTCCTGACATATCTTTCTATTATACTAAAATCAATTTTATCAAGCTTATCCTCAATTGATTCTTCATATTTAATAGTTTTTTTATATGCCTTTTTACCATAAAATATATTATCACATGAATGAATAAATGAATCTGAAGGAAAATTATTCATAAACTATTTTGATTTTTTAATATTATTTAATTTTTTCTCTCTTATGTAAGATTCTATAACTTTATCATCAATACTATCAAGTTTTTCTCTATCAGTATTAATTTTAGTAATAGTACTATTACTATTACTATCATATGTGATATTTTGTCCTGTTTCAGAATCAACAATATTGTATATCATAATATTATTTCATATTAGGTCTGAAAGACGTTTTTTTGTCAAATCCTTTTGATTCTATTTTTTGAACATTAGTCATAGTATCTACATGTTCCTCTGCAATTGTTCGTTGATATGAAATCCAATCAGATATCATTTTATATACTTCTTCAGGTGAAATAAACGAATTAAGATTTAAATCTTTTAAAATACAATTTTTATGTATGTTTTTATCTGACTCATCGTTTTTTATTGAAAGTATTGGACAATTATATTTATCATTCATTTTTAATGTATCTTTTATGATAAACAAATTAAATGATTCACAATGATACCTGGAAGATTTAACTTTAATAGAAACCTTATCTTTTGGTTTTTCTGTACTATTCATATGATATCTGTAATACCAACTTGAGTGCTTTTCTACAATAGCAAATTGTTTTAATTCTTCACCATAATATATTTTATCACCATTATAGTATGCTTCAATATAAAACCCTCCAATATATAATCTGAGCTTACCTTCTTCAATATCACCATCAGGAAATGCCTTACTAGGAGGAAAATTTCTAAATATTGGCATAGAAAAATCTAACCGATCCAAAACTATTAATGGATCTACTCCATAAATACCTGTTAGGAAGTCATAATAATCTTTAAATTTTGATATAATTTTCAAAATATTAGTGTTTTTGTTTATCCTTTACTAAAAGATGTGATGATACCATTATCAACTTCTAAGTTTAATCTTTCAGGAATATAATCACAAGTGATTATATAATCAATAGAATTTTTTCTAACAACTCTATAATCTATATGATTTTCCTTTAATATTATTATTCCTTCTTCTTCTGTTTTACCTATAATTTTATTCATATTCTATATACTTTATCATAAATTTTTTACCACCAACTTTTGTCTTGAAATATAATCTACTATCAATCATTCTTAAATCTTTTGCATCATCAGGTAATTTACTTTTTAATTCCTCACTGATATTCAACACTTTTTCAATCATCTACATTAATTATTTTTAATTCTTAATACATATTCTTCAATATGTTTAATTTCAAAATTCTCAAAAACTTCTTCTTCTTTTGTTATATTATTAGAATTATTATTCAATTTTAATAATTTAATTTTTCTTAAATAATTTTCAACAAAAGTCAAATCATAACCTAATATTTTCATAGTGAATTTAATCTCATTAATATAATCATCAATCATTAAAGGAAAAACTTCAATGTCTCTAACATAATCTTCAATATCAACACCCCAATATGAAAATTTTATTTTTATAATATCTTCACTGATACCAAGTATAATAGCCTTTCTTTTAGATTTTCCTAAATACTCAATCCAAACGTTTTGTCCAATTTCATATCGAACATCACTATTTAATAATTCAGTCATTATTTATTATTACCAATCAATATCATTACTTGACACAAAATCTTTAATTTCTTGATTTCTATATTTAGAAATAATTTCTTGCCATGTTGGTCTAACTTTCCAAATACCAAGTACATCCACACAATCAACCCATTCATAGTGACTTTTAAAATCTGATACTTCTTCTCTATTATCATTAATCCATTCAACATAATTAAATGATAACGCCATATCTGCAACAAAGCAACCAAGATAAATAGAGAATATAGGTTTTGTAACTTTAAACATATCTTCACTTAGTGAATTTTTATCTTTATATTCTTGAAATAGAATATAATCTCCAAACTGTAATTTGTCACAGTTATCAGAGAATTTATTTAATTTTCTCATAATTTTAATTTTTATTATTCATATCTACGTTTACCAGCACCAATTCCTAAAAATAATCCATCAGCACAGAACAATAATACTATAAATACTGGATCAGTTAATCCTATGGATTTATTTAAAATGAATAGAATAACTAGCAGAAAAGACAAAAATGCAGATGCTGCAAAATAATAAGAAGAATTTATTTTTTTCATGATTTTTATTTATCTATAATTTTTCCAAGAGCAATACATAAACAAGCGCCACCAGAACAAATCAAAAATGATAATATGATAATTTTAAAATAACTAACAGGAGTGTTTTCATTAAGATTTATTCCAAATAACACAAAAAGAATCAAAAAAACCAAACACATTATAAAGTAAATAATAGATTTTTTCATTATTTAATTTTCATTTATTTATTAAATTTCCAATTGCAAATCCTAAACATACACCAGAAGCACAAATTAATAATGACGACATAACAGTATGAAAAACACTGAATGATGTATTCAAATTGATATTTATAACAAATAGAGCAAAAAACGCCAAACACATCATAAAGTAAATAATAGATTTTTTCATGATTTTAATTTTTTAATTATTATATAAAGTCCAAATCCTAAGAAAGTCCCAGATGAACAAATCAATGTTGCATCTAATATAATATGAAAAGGGCTAATTAACATATTTATGTTGATATCTAAAAGTACTAAAAAAGAAAGTACTAAAGAATAAATACAAAATAAAATTCCATTATAATTTTTCATACTATTATTATTTTATCAATACACAAACCAATCATAGCACAAAAATATATAACTGATATTGTTTGAACCCAAACAGAATTCTTAATATCATCATAATGCACATTTTCGTATCTTATATTGTCACTATTCAATATTATAATCAAAATGATTATTCCAATAATTGGAACATAAATTAAAAATTTTTCTGATTTGTTCATAATATTATTATTATTTAAATCTAACTTCAGTATAATGTTCTACACATTTTTGCAATAATTCTGGATGATATTTACTTGCGGTTTGAATTGCGTCCATTTGCATCTCTGGCTTAGTATGCCTTGCTGATGCCCAATCCAAATATGCTTCATAGAAATCTTTATCAGTCTTTATATTGTGATGCCTTGCCACTCTTCTGTGTATTTTAGTAGCAATAATATCGCCTAAGATAAGAATTAGAATCATTTTTTCTAAATCATGAACAATAACTCTTAACAATGAAACTTTTGTTTTTTCAGTTATCCATAATTTAAGAATCGCATTCTTATGTATACAAACTCTTCTAGCTTCTTTATATCTATTCATATAGTTAGTTTTAGATTACAAAGATAATAAAAAAAAGTAGAACTAAATGAATAATTCTACTTTTTTTATAGTTATATAATGTTAATCATCCAAATAAATTCTCAGATATCAATTCAGAGTCATCTCCATTCTCTGCGGTATCTCTACCATATTTGATTTGATTATTATTTTTAGCTATATTCCAAGCTTCTTTTCTATAAACAAATCTTCCAGTTGAAGTTAAAAATCCTTGTTCTTTTCTATTAGGCTCATGAATTTTTTTAGACTCACAAGAAATTTCAAGTTTACTCAATGTATCATAACAATCATTGTGTCTTCTTCCACTAATAATTATATCATTAATATTAATAGCTGAGCATAATATATATTCTTTTTCTTCCATATTTTAAACTATCATACCCTCTAAAATCATAATATCTTTATATTTCTCAAAATCAATTTTTTGACGAATAATTTCAGCTTTTTCACTATACTCTTTAAGTGCTTTTCTGCCCTCTACTAAACACTGATTATGAGTTTTTATAAGAACATCAAATTCTAAACGACCATCTATTACATCTTGACGTTTTTGTTTCGAATAAACTATTAAGTCTGATGTTGAACCTTCTTTAATGATAATTAAGTTCCTAATTGTATCATTTTGACTACCATAACAATTTGAATAACTAATTTCACTTTCAATAATTCCTACTAAAATTGCCATATTATATATTTTTAAATTGTTATAAAGTTCTATCAATTAACATTCTTACATCATCTTGAGAATAAACATATCCATTAAATGCTGTCCTTGAACCAGCATCTTTTTTTATAGACACAGAAACATTGTCATTCAACTTATCACCAAAATATGTACATGTATGTCCTTCATTATTCCAGTTGATGACTGTCATACCTCTTGGTCTTATACTAACTGCTTCACCGTATTGACTATTTTCATCTCCTTTTGAGAATTTGAAGCCAATTTCCTTAATAAATTCTTCAGTAAAAATGTTTAACATAATTATGTAGTTTTAATTATAATCTATTGATTCTTCATCAGCGCCAAGACTTACACAAAAATTTATAAATTCATCACCATCTAATAATTTCTGTGAATTTAACCACTTCATTATTTCTATTCTGATTAATCTCAATTCCTCAATTGGTTTATTTTCAAACCAAACTCCATAAGATGAATCATCAATAGAATGAATTTGTGCTTTCATTTGATATAACTTATAACCGTTATCATCAAGTTCAAATTTTGCTCCTGTTGGACACAATATTCTTAATGTGACTGGATTATATTCCTTATGATACAAACAGCTAGATGTGTGTTCATTTACTTTTTTAACAGTAACTATTTCATCAGTAATAATAAAGTCTCCTTTTTTAGATTTTAATAATTCTCCTACATACCAAGTATTCAAATACTTACCAATTTCTTCCTTATTTAAGTTATAGATTGAATACAAATCAGAACAATCATTATAATTAGATTTTTTATCCTTAATTGTATCAGTTTCACCATATGTAGGAAATTTCTTACATTTAGACATATTTAATATTCCATTATTAGGATAATCAATATCAGATTCAATCTTTACTATTGTTTTTTTATTTTTAATCATGATTAGTTCATATTATTTACATTACACCAATTATTAAATAACTTATCTAATGATGGATCAGATTTAAAAATAATCTCAATCATAAGCTTATCTATAACCATTTCTCCATAATATTGATCTAAATACTTAAAATTCTTTTGAATTTGTAGTCTAGTCATACCAATTTCCTTACACCTATTGAAATATTCAACAAAAGGTGATTCTAATTCAAAACAAGAAAATCCATCCATTAGTTGCATGATTTATATTTTTAATTTTTTATATTGTAAAATAGCAAACACTATGTTGTTTATCATCTGAAATACCTTTATGCATTAATCCTTCTTTAACAAGAATATTTGCAATTTTTATTTCTTCTTCTGACATCAATTTTCTTAAAATACCAAATTCATTAACAGATAGTAATCTATTTTTTACATCTTCATTCATATAATAATTTAATTAAGCATAATAAATTTAATAATAAAATTGAATACAAAGATAATATAATATTATCATACACAAAAATACTTTATTATAATATTATCAATATTAATATAATTTAACGCATTAAATATAAATAATTTTATATTCTGAATAAAATTGAATAAAATATTTGGTAGATTTAAAAAAAAGTAGTATTTTTGCTAATTATTATAATCAAATAAGAATAGTAACATAAAAATATAATATGGAGTATGTATTAATAGTTTATCTATTTGGATTCCTCTTTATTCCAAGAATATTAATTGAAAAAACTGAAATAGTAGATACTATTAAGTATATCAACAGTATTGATGTACAAAATTCTCATATTAAGTATTTAATAATTTTTATGATTTTTAATTTTTTTTGTTTTTTATTCATAAATAAAATAAGAGAGATCAGAAAAATAGATTACTATAAAAAGGCTATTAGATTTTTAGATTTTTATGATTTTGAAAATATGAAAGATGATAGAAAAAAAGATTATATCAGAATGAATAGATATTTAAAATTAAAAAAAATAATATGACACTATTAACATTCATATTATTTATGATATATGTTTTATGTGTTCCTACATGTCCTCATATTTTAATTGAAAAAACTAAGCCTAATGAAATTGAAACTGATGATTGCAAAACTAAATATATTGTTTTATTTTGCGTATTTAATATTTTTTGCTTTTTATTTCTGAATAATATTAGAGAATATAGAAAAATTGATTATTATAAATCTATAGTTTTATATTACACACAGTATAAAAAATCATTTGGAACTACATCATTGTCAGAAAAAAATGAAAAAGAATATATTAAAATGAAAAGATATTTAAAACTCAAAAAATTAAAATAATGTCAATATTCATAATTATATTCATAATTTTATATTCTACTAGCTTTGCATATCTACCGAATATTTTAGACAGAAAAACAAAACCAAAAGAAGATAAAGGATGGTTTCTTGAAACAAAATACAATATTCTTTTTTGCTTGGTTAATATATTCTGCTTTTTTTTCTTAGATAAAATAAGAGAGCATAGAAAAACAGATTGGTATAAAGATAGAATTTTAATGTATGATCAAAATTTTGTAAGAATGTTAGGATTTGAATCTTTATCAAGTAAAAGTAAATCAGAATATCTTAAAATGAAGAGATATTTAAAAATAAAAAAATTAAATGATAAGTCATAAATATGATCATCATTTAGTTCACACAAAGGAACGTTATTTAGAGAGATTTAATATAAATTTATCTGATAATGACTATGATGAACTATGTTCTTTATCATCAAAAGAAAAATCCATAAGAATATCAAAAAATAAATATAGAAGTGTTATAATATTCAATGAAAGATATATTTGGATAACATTTAATAGATATAATTATATTATTACATTATATCCTTTGGGTAAAAAAGAAATATTATCATACAATAACAATGAAATAGATTATTCACTCGCAAGTTTAATATACAAAAAAAGAAATGACAGAAAAAAAGTACTTAAGAAAGCTTAGAAACATGCTTCATCAAGTGAGTCTACATATTTATCCTAATCAAGTAGAAAAAACTTACTTTGATATAATTAAAAAATATGCATTAATATGGCTAAAAATTAAAGAGGATGGTAGCAATAGTGTAAGATATGGATCAAGTTATGTTTATATTGATTTATATAATATTATAAGACAATATAACATAAGTGAAGATATCATTAAACAAATCTACAAGGAAGAACAGATAAAGTTATCTTTACACAAAAAATTTGATAATAAGCAAGAACCAATAGTAAGACGTGACAACAAAGGAGTTAGAATTGGTATGGGATTTGGGGGTAATAGAAATATGACAAGATATCCTAAAAAGAATCGTTCTTTGAAAGTGTGGAAGAAATTCTATGAGATGTTTCCAAGAGAAGCAGAATTAGATAATTGGAATGGTAAAACATCAACTAAAATGAAATAATTTATGTTTGAATATTATAATAAATATATTAATCACATTAATCCAGATAATAGTTATATATCTGAAATTGCTTTTGTTAATACAAATAACACTTTTATATCAGATGAAATAGCATTCGTTGAGTACATAGATGATAATAAATGGAAAAAAGGTATATTCAAAATGACAGATGAATTAAGTAAAATATATCTTGAATTTAGAACAAATTCTAATTATACAAATGAAAGAATAAAAAATATTCAATACTCAAAAACAAATCATTCATACATTAAAATAATTAAAGATAATAATAATCCTCAATTAGAAGGAAAAATAATGATTTTTAAATTTGGAAGAAAAATTTTTGATAAGATAGTATATGAATGTGAAACTCTTAATGATCATGGATATATTATTGATAAGTCATTTAAACTAAATATATCTAGAATAGGAGCATTTCCAAATTTTGATTATTCCCAATTCACTAACAACAAATATAAAATAGAAGATTATAGTTTAGATATTAGAAATGATATAAATTTTAAAACTCTTAGCATTTCAAACATCATCAGAAAAGAAAAATTAAAAGAACTAAGTAATCTATAATCATCAATGAAAACAGGATTAATCATATTAATATGTATATTTTTTTTATTTGAAATATATGCAATGATTTGTTTGATGTCTAAAATATATTTAGAAAAAAGATATGGAAAAAAATATTATGATTTTAGTTTTTATATAACATTTTATCTTGATTCTCCAAAATTTTTATCATATCCTTTTCAAGTAATATTAAGGAAAAAATATGACAATAAATATAATCATTTATATTTATGTGAAAAGATAAAAGGAGAGAGATGGATCCAGCCAACAGATGAAGAAATGATTGAATTAAAAAAAGAACTTAATAAAATTGAAAGAAAAATTAAACTTAAAAAATTAAAATAATATGATAAACACGTTGATAACATTATTAGTAATTGTAGCATCCTTATATGTATATTATATCATAAATTCATTTATGTTAAAAAATAAGCTTAAAAAATATACTCCACAATATAGAGTATATTTTGAAAAAGAGCACATCAAAAAATCACCCATTCTTTACATATTTTTTACTATGTTTATATTTTTATATAACAATTATCACAAAGATGAAATTGAGTATGGCTATCTTAAATATAAAGTTGATTTAATTGATAGAATAAAAAATGATAATTACATTCAAATTACATATCCAAACATGGAATTAGCTATTGAAGGGGAAGGAGAAATAAGAAAAAAAATGAAAAATTACTCATTAAAAATAAAATTAAAGAAAATTAAAAAAATGAATGATGATGACAAATAATATCATATCAATATGCTTCATATCATTATGTTCATATCTCATAATAAATACAATTTCTTTCATTTTATACAAAAGAAAGATAAAAGAAAATTCTGATTTTTATGGTTATTTTTATAATTATATTATCACTGAAAAAAAATTTCTATATATTTTTTTCACTGTAATTATGATAATATACAATAAGTATCATAAAGATGAAATCAAATTAAATTTTTATATTCAAAGAAAGAATGATATGATATATAGTATGGAATATAATCTATGGTCTCATAGAGATTCAGAGTATTATAATTCGGAAATTGCTAAAATGAATAGTAATATTCGTAAAATTGAGTTAAGAATAAAAATTAAAAAACTGAATAAATAAAGCAATGAATGACATTCTTAAATTTAATACAATTAACTTCAAAAAAGATTATACAGGTAATCATAATATAATAAAAGAATATCTTAGCATAAAAACTGAAATCATTTTTAAATATCCAAGTATGGATTTTAATTTACCACAGTTCTATGATAAAAAAATTCCTATATATTTTGTTTATGATAGAAACGATAATTTAAGTTCAAAAGACATAAGAATAGAAGAATTTGATTTTAATAGAATTTATAATGAAAAACTTCAAATTGTAGAATTAGTTGATCATGATATTTTTATATATCAGTCAATTTCAGAACAATATTTTTCTAGCATTTATATATTTCATATAAATTTAGAAAGAAATGAATATCTAAGAAAAAAAATATATTCTCATGATTATAAATTATTCATTTTCTTTGATAATTATCAATTCATAATAAAATTAGTATTCTCTCCTAACATGAGAAAATATAAATTACAAAAACTAAATGATGAAACAGACAAATGAAAAGAGGAGATAAAATCACATCAAACGGTGACACTGGATATAGGGGATTGAAAGAATTCAAAGAATATATCATTCAAGATGTTTTTACTAATAGCTTTAATGAAAAATGCATTAGAGTTAATGGAGTAAATGGATTATATCCTATGAAATATTTTATAACATTAAAACAAATTAGAAAAGAAAAACTCAATAGAATATGTTGGAACAAATAAAAGAATTTACATTTCAAACTGAATTAGATCAAAAAGCATACGTGGTTTATGAAGAATATATTGATATTCAAAGATATGTAACACAATTTGAATTTTATTCATTTATAAAGCAAAAAAAATGTAGTAACATTAAACCTTTTTATGATATTGCTTTAAAGCAATTAAGATTTGATAAATTAATTAAAATATGTACAATAAATTAGATTATATTGCTTATGAATTATTTTTAGATTATGCACTATCATCTTGTGATGGATTAAGATACGATTATACTATTCATAGTTTTGTTAGAGAAGATAAAGATTTTCAGAAAATATATTATGAAAAGGCAGTAATAGTAATAAGAAAAGAAAAACTACTACAATTATGCAAAAAATAACAGATTTAGACGACATTGCATATCAAATATACAGATTACATATAATAATGGAAAATAGAAATTATTATCGTAAATTTGAATCTTTTTGTGAATATAGAGATAAATATTCAAAATATTACTCTGAAGCTAAAATAAAATTAAGAAAAGAAAAACTTGAAAAACTAAACAAAATATGTTCAGTGAATTAGAATTAGAATCATATGAAATTTATGAAAATCATACAAGAATTATTTTTAATGAATATCCAAATTCAATTGAATATTTCATTAAAAATAAGTCTGCATATAAACATTATTATGAAAAGGCAATAATTAGATTAAGAAAAGAAAAACTTGAAAAACTCAGAAAGAATACATAACGAATTAGAAGAAAAAGCGTTTGAATTATATGAAAAATATATAAGAATAAAAAGTTTCAATTATTGGAATATTCTATACATAGACATTAACTATTTTATTGATCATAAGGAATTATATGAATCATATTTTGATGTAGCTAATATTATATTAAGAAAAGAAAAACTCAATAACATCAAAAAATATGCACACTGACTTAGAACAAACTGCACATGAACTATATGTAGATTTTATGAGAACTGAATGGTGTCTCAATTGGTATACAATTGATTTTTTTGTTGAACACAAAGAATCATATCAGGCATATTTCGATGCTGCAGTAAACAAATTAAGAAAAGACAAGCTTTTAAAATTATCGATAAAATGAAAAAAATAATAAAACCAAAGTTTAAAGTTGGAGACAGGGTAGTATATATCAGAAATGGATATAAACAATTAACTAAAAATAATACATATACTGTGTCATATGTTTTAGAATGTGTTAGACCTGTTCAAGATCATATAACTTTAAAAGAAATGGGGGATTTTGATGATTTATTTTACATAAAAGATTTCATTTCTGTTTCAGAATATAGAAAAATGAAATTGATTAAATTATTAGAATATGAGCATTAAATATGGTGATACAGTTATTTATATTGGAATACATAATCCTAATTTCATCAACGGAAATTCTTATATAATTGAGCATGTGATAGATGATGAAAATATAGAAAATTTTCATATCTATTATTATTTAAAAGGAATTGATTTTGAGGTTTGTGATTCTTTATATTTCATGTCACTAAAAGAATATAGAAAATTAAAACTTCAATTATTAGAACAATATGATATATAATGTTGAACAATTTGATAAGATTGTATATGTTGGTGATGATGTTACTAAGTTAACATATGGAAATACATATTCAGTAGAATATAGTTTAACACATGACGTAAATACTTATATAACATTAGATGGATTTAAAGGAGTAGCTGATGTTTTTTATCTTAAAGATTTTATCACAAAAAAGGAATACAGAAAAATAAAATTAAAAAAGTTAAAAAATTTATGAGAGTTAAAGAAGGAGATACAATTATTTATAATGGAAATCGTTATTATGACTTAATTAAAGGAAAGTCATATATAATAGAATTTACTATCAATGATTCTGATTATAATAATTTACCTCATTTTTATTATCATTTAGAAAATAATTCTTCAAATTTTTATGACTCATGTGAGTTCATAACAATAACAGAGAATAGAAAATTAAAATTACAAAAAATTAAAAATTTATGATAAAAATTGGAGATAAAGTAATTTGTATAACTAATAAATGTGATTCTCTTAATAAATTTCAAGAATATACAATAATAGGTGCTTATATTAGATTTCCTAATAAAACATATAGTCACATAAGGGTTAATAATATTACACTAAGAGGATTTGATGATAATACTCATTACGATACAAATTTTTTCATATCATCACAAGAATATAGAAAATTAAAAATAGAAAAGTTATGTTCAGAATAGGAGAAAAAATAGTTTATATGGGTACATGTGATTATTATAGTTCATTAATAAATTTTATGACATATACAATAAATGATTATCAATTAGATTATACACTTACTGATGCTGGAGAATATTTATTATCATTATCAGAAAAATCAGAAGGAAATTTATATTATTCTAATTTTTTTATTACATTAACAGAGTATAGAAAACTAAAATTAACTCAATTATGTTCAGAGTAGGAGAAAAAGTAGTTTATATAAAAAGAACATATTATGGACTTAAATTAAATAGTATATCAACAATTAAAGAAGTTAAAGATTATAGCATATCATTAGAAGATTCTTATATAGGTTGGTGGTTCTCAAAAGATTGTTTTATAACATTAACAGAACATAGGAAAAATAAATTACAAAAATTACAAAATATATCAGAATAATTCCTTACATTTGCACTTTAAATGTTTAACTAAAAATTATTATAAAATGATTGATAAAAATATTTGCTTACCTGGTAATGTATTTATTATAAATAACAAAGTTTCAAAAGTTAATGATAGTTGGAGTACCAAAGACACGCCAGGCTTAAATACATATGAAGTATCAAAAAATGGTATATCAAATTATAACCATATTAATATACCATCAGGAACAAAAATTGAAATCATTAAATTAAAAACAAATGCAGTTCATTTCAAAATTGTTGAAGATGATAATCATTATTATTATTCATTCTGGGCTCCTTTTAAATTTAAAGTTGATAAGATTGAAGGGCAAGAAATAAATGAACCTGATG